GCATTTCTGGGTCTTCTTCTTCTCTGTATTTTGGCATCATCATAGAATCTGCAGCTAAACCACCTATACCAGCACCTATGGCTTCTGGCCGTGTTAAGGCTGCCCCAATACCACCAGAGGCTGCGTTAGTGCCCATAATACCCATGCCTTGTCCTGCTGCAACTAAATCAGCGGCAGGTCCTGTAGAAGCAAGATTTGCACCAGCTATAGTATTTGCATTTGTAACTGCGGCCGATGTTGGGTCAGCTCCAAAAGCAGCAGAGCCTCCACCTAATTTGCCACCTAAGTATCCACCTAACCCCCCTAAAGCAGCTCCTCTTAACACATCCTCTGATTTACCGCCTTGCAATAAAGACCCTAAGCCACCACCAATGGCGCTTGCTACCATAGGGCTCATACTTAAACCAAGCCCTGCTGGTCCTAATATTGCCGGTGCCGCTAAACTAAGTATTGCTGATAACATATTACGCTCCTACCGCTTTCATTCTACTAACTAATCTTTCGGCTCTATTAGGTACTTGCTTATACCATTTTGAATCTTTCATCTCTAAAGATGCTTTTTCCCAATCACCTTCATTTATAGCTGCTTTTAGTTTACTAAATTTTGACAGCCTTGTGTACCCCAGATTATACATCATATTGCATAAAATTAATTTAACCTCTTCTGGCAACTTATAAAAGTCATCATATAGCTTTTCACAATCTTCTAAAGTACCTTGTATATCTTGATTAAAATAAGTATTAACACACTCTACACTAACCGGTGTACCAACAGGTAATCCATACTCAGGGTCAGTTTCTTTAATAAGGTGTCCAATTCCTAGCGTTGGCAATTTTAGGTGGTCTAAATAAATTTCACTAACATTACCCTCATCAGATTCTATTTCCTGTCTTAGTCTTTCTAAATCCATTATCTTCTCCGTTGTCTTTTTCTTAAACTTTCTACATGCTTAAAATAAAAATAAGTGCCTATATTGTTAAAAAATTTACTTAAAGATAGCCAAAACCACATCATTTGGTAAGACCTTTTTGCTTTTCATATGTTCTAAGTCCCCCGATTCCTAGCATGCCGCCGAGAACAGTTAAAAGTGTACCCATATCAAATTCAGGCAGCTCTGGTAGCTCTGCACCAGCAAATGTAGCTCCAAATATAATTAGATCTTTTATAATAAAATGATAGGCAAAAGCAATCGCACAGACCCATCCAACAGCTGGTCTCCATCCGCCTTTAAATAATGAACCAGATTGCGCTTCTGCTTTGTTTATTTCTAACTGAGCAAGCAGTGCCTCTTGCGCATGTTTCTCGGACATCGTGGCTATTTCGTGAGCCAATTTAGCTTTTTGGTCTGCATCTGGTATAAATTTATCTAACAGCCCTGTAACTGGCCCTATTAAAGCTTGTAACATTAGTATACCCTCACTTTATCTGTATTTACAAAAGGAATTAGTTTACAAATACACTCATATTTTTGTGGTTCGCTTTCCTTCATATAAGTTTGATTGTTTAGTTTATCCCTATAATCTATGCAATAATTCACATTTTCAAAATAAATACCGCCAGTAGCTATTCCATTTAATGTACATGCAAGCATAAATGCCGTCATTATAAATCACTTTGTGGAGTTCTGTGTATAGCAAACTCTTGTATACTTGCTACAACATGCAGCCTGTTAGCAGTACCTGCCTCTATATAAAGAGACTCTCCTTCTTTAAGTACCAAATCTCTAGTTAACAATTCTTCTGTTCCATGACCGGCAACTGTTTTGTCAAATAACTCAAAGTCATTACTACTAGTATCTCTTATAAAAACTCTTAATGTTTCACTATTATTACTATGTTCATGAGCTATTATTGATGTAACAACAGAACTGTTAAAGTCAGCACCACTAGGAGCTGTATATAATATAGCTGCAGTGGTAGGTGCAATTAACTTTGCATTTGTTATTCCCAAAACATATTGTGGTATACTAGAAACTAACATTATCTTCTTCCATCTTGTACAACATTTACTTGAGGTGAACCTAATTTAAATTTAGTTCCTAAACTTGTAGACTCAACACGCAAAGCAAATGTTCTGCCTCTAACTCTAACATCTAGTTTTTCAGTATATGCCTCTACCGGTGTTGTAGAAGATCTTTGTGTTGTGTTGCTGTCATCTGTTTGGGTAAATCCTGACCCACTATGTGTTCTTGCTTTAATTGTAAAATCAACAGTTGGATTTATAGCTGTAGAACCAGCAAAGTTTACATCTGGAATTATTCTATTTATAAAAGAAAATTTATCTGAATCACCTAAAGCTATAGGGGCAGACTCAACAAACGATGTCATAGCAGATCCGTCATCATCAAACCCAGTTTCATGATTATATAAATATTGACCACCAGTGGCTATTGGTAATGTTCTAATTCCTCTGTCCAGCCACGCCTGTCTAGCTAATGTACCAAAATACCAAACATTTTCTAAATAATTAAAAATTACATATTTATCTATTTCTCTAGTATTTATGCTTGGATAAAACCATATTATTTCAGTAAATTCTGTGTTTACACCAACATGAACTTTATCACGCTCTTCTGTATTTAAATCTAAAAATACTTTGTCTTTTATAGGACAAGCAAGCTGTTGTGTCATTCCATTATAGACATAAAATGTATCAACGCCCATCCAATAAACACTGTCATCTACAGCTATGGCTGATTTAGGACTCATTATTGTTATATTTTTAGACAATTCTTTAATACCAAATGTAAAAGGAGGCCCTATAAATCTCATAGAATGTAAAGTTTTATCAGTAAAAACTAATATTTGTTCTTTAGTTTCTACTGCCTGTACAAATTCTGAACCTCCACCAAGCCTTAAATCTCCAGCAGTGTTTGTTGTTGTTGGAAAAAAATCTATTGGATTTTCTTGTGATGAAAATCTTATTAATAATGGATCTTGAACTCCATCACCTTGTGTTGCTGATGAAGTTGCCCCTAAACCATCGCAACCAAAAACAATAACGTGCCTATCTTGATCAGAGACTATTATTTGTTTGGCTATTGTAGGGACACTTGTTTTTGTTCCTGATCTTGTAGAAAGTTCTACAGCTCTAGCTCCTAAGCCGCTTGTTTTATCCCAATAATAAATACCGCCATCTCTTGGATTTATTAACAAGTCTTCACCAAAATTATCATGTGACCAAGTTCTAATTTGCGCACCAGAAACCGTAACCGCAGCTGCATCGCCCCAACCAATAAAATCATCGGCAGAATCATCGTTGCCAACAGCTAATCTAACAAGTGTGCCGTCTGCATGAGCTGCTGCTGTAGTCCCGCTAGAAGCCCTAGTAACTGTTAAATTATTTGTAGACACACTTGATACAGTTAACAATTCTTCTTCAATCAATATTATATCTGTTGCAACAATATCTGTACCACTTGTAACAGTAAGGGTTGTATCAGAGTTAGAATATTCAGCGCCTTCATTTATTGTTGTAGCTAAAGCGCCATCAGTAGTACCGCTCCACTGACCTGCGCCCCATCCAGTGCCACCAATAGTATTGTCTAATCCTACATTTATTTGATATGTGCCAACAACACTGCTGCCGCCATTGCCGGTATCAGATGAGTTAGCTGCTACACTTGATATGACCTCATATGTATTAGAACTGACGACATTGTCTATTTGATATTCCTTATTAAGTACATCAGCTGTAATAACACCGCCTAAACTTACTGCTCCAGAAAATGTGACAAAATCATTTTCATGCGCTCCATGATTTGTATCTGTAACAGTTATTGTTGTAGATCCATTACTTGCACTAAATGTAACATCTCCTGCAGCAGTTGTAGATCTGACGGGCGTTATATCATTAAAGGTAGTTCCTTCTTCTATATAATATTTTAGATGAGTTCCAATACCTAAAAAATCAGAACTATCAAGCGCTACCCAGTTGTGTAATCTTCTTGCAGAACCAAGATATGTATTATTGCTATATTTATTCCAACCACCTATTTTTTCTGGGTACCCTAACCTAAATCTTATTTTATCTCCATCTGTATAACCGCCTTGATTGCTGAATGGCGTAATATCAGAAACTATACCAGATTGAAATTGCAACTTACTTAAAGGCATTATGCTGTACCCCCGGTCAAAGAACCACTACCACTTTGTGAAACATTACTTACACCTTGTATCGATTTACCAGAATCTCCACCAGAACCACCAGCAGAGCCACTAGTTGGAGCAGATGAAGGGTATGTAATACTTGTTCCAGATCCGTCATTACCAGATGTCCCTGATGAACCAGAGGTACCAAAAGCCCCACCTGTGCCACCCGTTCCACCAGTTCCTGAATTTACTCCTCCACTTGCGCCTCCCGCTCCAACACCTGCGGATTGATTGTATCCTTGACCTACACCACCGGCTCCACCTGCTCCTTCAGTGGATGGTAAGTTTATAGAAAGACTTAAAGTTGTAGTCATATTGTTATAAAAAAAGTTACCTTCAGGTGTGGAGCTTCCATATGGACCTTGTGTATAGTTACAAAAATAGTAAGTAGTATCTTTCGCTAATGGTGCTTTTACACCACTCCATGATAATCCACTTCCATAATCTGCACCACCTTGACCTTGGCTTTTTGTGTCTTCAGATGTGCTTATATTAACTACGGGTGTGCCACGATGACCTGTTTGCCCATCTTCTGGAAAGGGATCTGATATACTAGATGACATAGAATATTCTGCTGAAGTATTAACTTGAAACTTAAACCACATTGGGCCTCTATTAGATATATTAGATCTAACTGGATTACCATTAATGTTTAATCCCCATTCACTAGATCCAATTCCGCCCCATGTTCTTGGCCCAAAAGCAGTTAATACAGAATATGAAACAAAATCTGGTTTATCTCCTGTTTTATCTGTTACATTAGATATTGTGGCTGTGCTGGGAGCGCTTCCCTTGCCTCCAGAACCACCATTGCCACCACCACCTCCACCAGCTTTGATTGTTCCATTATTGACTAAAGTTACCGCAACGCTTCCATCCACTTGTAATGCATTGCCACCAGTGCCACCATTTGTAGCACCACCTGCACCTTCAATGCTCCCATTGTTTGTAATAGTTATAGAGCCAACACCAGTGCTTTCTATTAACAAAGCAGCATTAGATGGATCGGTTGAGCCAACTGTTTGCGATGCATTTATTACAAAATCTTTTGGATAATCTATTATAAAATCATCTCCAAACACGCCAACACCACTTTGATCTGTGGCATCAGAAGAATATGTTTGTCTAAAACCTCTAGTTTGTCCATAAAAATCATTTATAGATAGTGGGCTGCTATTAGCACTTGTTGGTACATCTGCTGATAAATTTGTGGATGTATTATTGGCAGCGTTTGCTCTAACTAAAGTTCCACCTCTATAATAATCGTTTAATACAATAGGGGCAGTTGAGCCATTATTATACTCATCTCTTATATCTGATAGTGATATTGTGCCACTAGCTTGTAATGTCATTATAAACTTGTTCCAAACGCTGTTATATTATCAGCTGATGTTACTGCTCCATTAGAACCTAATTTAAATACCGTTGTACCATTATATTTAAATAACAATTCATTATCACCTGTATCTAATGATATTGCCCATTTGCTAGAGCCAAATAAAATATCATTACCATTAGTGTCTAAGTCACCACCTAATTGAGGTGTTGTATCATTAACTAAATCTGTAGGAACAATATTAACATTTGCATTAGAACCTGTACCATCAGCAAAAACTATAGCTGAGGAGCCAACGGGTATTGTAACTGTTGTTCCGCTTCCATCTGCGGCACTTGCATTTGCTGGACCCTGTCTAACCTTTGCTGCAGCATCTGTGCTATTCTTAATAAAAAACCATTTTTGTTGATCATTCGGCTCTATATTTAAATTAAATTGAGACCCCGGAGTTCCTGAAAGTAATAATATCTTATAATGGCCTTCGGATAATGTTCCGTCTTCTGTCACAACGCTTTTATTACCGGTTATAGTTAAAGTAACAAGACCATTTAAAGTTCTATCTATTATGTCAAAATTGTTATTTGTTGTATTTCCCCAAGTACCTGACTGCTCACCAGATCCTATTTTTTCTATACCAGTATTTGATGTATATGTACTTGCCATTGTTGCCTCACACTTCTATTTCTGTATATGTTTCTGTGCCAGTTGGTATTATCTCTGTCCATGTCTCCGTGCCACTCGGTGTAATAGTGGTATATGTTTCTGGCGTTGCACCTGCATTTATTTCTTCGAACAACAATTCTCCAAGTGAGCCTTGAGTAAAATTTAAATCTGTAGTGCTAACACCCGATCCTATCATAATACCATTTGTAGTTTTTGTAAATGCAGACTCGATATCGGCTGAGTCTTCTTTAACTACGTTTGCGGCAGATATTTCTGTAAAATTAAAATCAAGATCTGAATTAGCACCAGCACTAATATAAATAGCCGTTGATGTTTGAGTAAAGTTGCCATCTAAACTTGCAACACCCGACATGATACCCACACCTGCATTTGCAGATGATGTAAAACCACTCATTTCGGATACACCTGCTAATAGAATACCTTGATCGGCAATAGAGAATTCAGATAGAGCAGATGCACCTAACATCAATCAGCTTCCTGTATTGTGTTGCCTTCAGCTACCCATTCTTGGATTGCTTGGTAGTGTCTGTTGTCAGGGTTTATTGGCACAGACATAGATTTACCATCTATAATTACAGAAATTGAATCATTTTCAGTGCTTGCACTAGTTCTGATATATCTTGCACTTGTAATATTCATATTTTCTCCTATAACTCTGCGTCAAAATGTACAAATAAAAATTCTTCTGGAGTTACTGATAAAGTACGAATTTCACCAGCACCATTTGTAGACTGACCATGTGAAAACCCTGCTATCCACATAGAACCACCTTGTGGTGTTACCTGACCAACATTACCATCATTACTTAAATTACCTCTATCAAAATTTTGAGAACTGTCACCACTATATCTGTACGTCATATCAGTTGTATCACTACTCCAATCAACTGATGGAGAGGTTCTCAGTTCTGGTGCAAATCTTAAATCAAGAGCAAGTTCTGATGTAGAAGGTGAATAAACATGAGCAATGGTTTTATTGGCTCCACCACCAAATTTTTGAAAATATCTTTTACAAAGCTCTAATTCTTCTGCATATGATTTGTGTTCAAAAGGGGTAGCCACAGAACCTACTTCTAGTTGAACCCCAGTGATAAAGAAATCATTGTCTGTAGAAGAAGCTATGTTAATAGTTTGACCTACTGCTTGGTTAGCTTCAGTATTTGATTCCCAATTAGATGGTAAAGTTCCTGATGTTTTGTTTGACCCTGCCTGTAGCCAAAAATATATCTGCAAAGACAAAGCATTATCATCATCAAGAGTACCTGTTGTGTCAGGTTGATATGTTAAAACTTTTCTTTCCCATGTGTTTGCAGAATCTATAGTATATGATTTAGCATTGTATCTTGTATTGTCATTGTCATATAAACCTACAACTGCTGTACCTGTAAGATTACTTTTCACATAAAAAGAAAGTGTTACATATTCTGCATCAGATGTACCTTTTTTAAGCTGTTGTAAATCTTGACCTTCAAAATTATATATTAACCTAATTGCTTCATTAGCTGCTAAAGCTGTTTCAGCAGTGGTACAATCAAACTTCATAGAGTTGGCAAATCCATTAGGACCATCAGATGCTTGTGTTATTGTAAATTCACCATTAGGCGAACCTGCTTCAGCAAACTTAAATCTATCCAAGTAATAAGCACCATCACCATTACCAACACCTGTAAAGCTTGTACCCCTCTGAGCAACCTGCATAGCACCATTGATGACCATATTCCTTCGCCCACCAATCTGTGAATTGGTGAGGACTTCACCCATCTTTGCTAATTCTGCTGCTTTGGTCATGCTAGGTCTCCCATAATGTGTGTCATTACATAATGTGCATCTGTTAAAGAACCATCACTTCTTGCTATACAATCTACATTATATTGAGATGTTGAAATTACATTTTGGGGTGCTTCAATAAGGACACCACCAGAACTAGTATTACGAGATGTAGCAGTAATAGCATAATCATCATTGCTAAAGTTAGAAGAAAATCCAAACAAATATGTACCTGTTCCAGAATCTGTTGCACTACCTATATTAAATGAATCTTGTGTTCCAAAAGAGACACCATTAAGCTGTATCCAACTTTTTCCTGTACCCTGATTGATTGTACTCATAGCAGTAGAGTTATTACTACTTGCATCTGTTAATGTGTTTACTCTTAATATACTAGCCATTATGCGAGGTCTCCGTGTATGTTGAGATAGACATCTCTTAAATCTGCAACTCCACTAGATTGTTTAGTGCTTAGTGTACAAAATGTTGTAGGTGAAGAACTGCGACCTTGAGATGTATCAACCTTCGTAATATCTGCAACTCCACTTCCATCTCCTGTTGCTACAGATGAATAATCATCGTTAGCCATATTATTAGAAAAAGTAATATCGTAATCACCAGTTCCTTGGTCAGTAGCAGATGAAACGTTAAAACTACCACGCAAACCAAATGTTATGCCACCTAAGTTGCTCCAAACTTTAGCCAACCCCTGTTGCAGATTAGTTGTTGTACTATTGCCTTCACCTGTAACAAGTATAGAACCTGCTGTGGTTACACCTGTAAATTTATCTACTTTAAGTTCACTTGCC